GTTTCGGGATGACACCAACCTTCCCGCTCCCATGGCCGCTCACTTACCGGAACTGGAGCAACCACTAGCGACAAGCCAAGCTGAAGCAAAGCGCGCGCTTCGGCGGCGAGCGGATGAGACGTGACAGGTGGAAACGCAGGCAGCGGCTGAAGGTGGTCCAGCTCATCAGCCATGCGGGCGATGAGATCATCGCGGGAGGTTTGATAGTTGACGGTTGAGATACTCATAGCTGGGTCTTTTTGATCTGGGGCGCAGGCTGTGAAACAGCAGCCAAAACGGCTGCGGCGGATTCAGCGGTAGCAAAGCGATGGTCGTCGAGCCATCCTTGGGTTCGGAACGATGGCATTGGCTCGTAGACCCATTCGCCATCAGTCGAAAGGCATTCCAGGTTGCCGAGCCACATATCCCCTTTGTGAACGGCCCACGAATCAGGGGACTGCCTGGTTCTACGAATCGTCACACCATTGCCGGCGGAGTAGGCCGCTGGCAATGGTGGTGAGGTGCTCACGGTTGCACTGCCCCAGCCTGGGGCGCTGGCAGCCCTAAAAGAAACTCCCTGATGGCGATCATCTCAGGGCAGCGATTGAGAGAATCAACGTAGATACCAACCTCATCGTATATTCGATAATTGTGCCCATTAAGGCGCAGGTGGTCCTTGCATCCCTGTTCCGTGAATGCCACCATTAGGACTTTCCATCTAGTGGTGTACCGGGCCACCGTTAAGCCGTGGGGCGGCTGGTCAGGGTCGGCATCCTCGGGGATGTCAACGGGGTTCCACTCATCGTCCATCCACACGGCCTCATCGGAAGCGCTTAAATCAAGGCCGTAAATACGCTCCTTCCCGCGAACTTGGAAAATCGGATTTGCAGTGCAGCGGTTGTCTTGAGTTCGCATCTGGTGGCCGATCTGGCGCAGCCGCTCGCTCACCACCACCGGCACCCCCCGCAATGTGGCCAGCTCGGCCTCCTGCTGCTGGAGCAGGGTGGCAAGCTCGGATTGCTTTGCTGCTAACGCCAAAGCCACATACCCCGTTTCAAGGCCAAATACTCCGCCTTGCAAAACGTAAGTTACACGTTTGGTCAACTCACGCCCAGTGTACTCGTTGTTTAACCACTCACGCAATCGCAGGTAGTGGCCTGACTTAAAGTCCCGGTCATTGAAGCGCACTTCAAAGTTTTTAGTACCGTCAAGTAAGGATTCAAAATAGCTACTCCACACCTTCAAATCGTGTGTGACGCTTTCCCTCGCTTCCATCCCCTCCCCCACCTCCGGCTCTGGCGGGGTGGGTGTGTTTGCCGCCATAAGGTCCATAGCTGTCACGATCCGAGAGCGTTGCCAGGCCCGCTGGATAGCGTCTTCTGTTTGGTCCGCCAGTACACCACGTAAGCCCTGGATGGCAGCTTCCCACGTCAAGCCCGATCTCCCGGTCGGTTGGATGGCCTCCCCCACCTCCGGCGCTGGCGGGGTGGCGGGGCGGCACCACAACTCAACAGCTTTGGCTAGGTCCATCCGTCCGCCCTGGCCTTCGCTTGCTGCAACATGCTGAACCCTGGCGATCTCGTTGATGAGTTCGCGCCACCAAGCATCATTTGGAGGCGTCCCTGGCTCCGGCGCTGGCGGGGTGACTGGAGCGCCGTAGTCCAAACTTTCCTGGGCGCGGCGTACCATCTCAGCCACTGCGGCGCGTAGCCACCCTCGGTCGTCTGCCTGCTCAGACAAAGTGTCCGAGCCATATTTGTAAATCGACTTCAAAGCCCAGTAATACATTTGCTCAACACTTGGCCCCTCCCCCTCCGGCTCAGCCTCCAGGGCGGCTTCGGCTGCAGCAATGTCTGCGCCTCCGACAGAGCCAGGGTTGATAGGGTCTGGTTCTCCGTAGTGCTGCATAAGTGTTTGGGAGTAGTTGTAAGGGAGCAAGAAGCTTTCAAGAGAAGGGACGACGTGCAGCCGCCTCACTCGGCCGCCTGCACGTCTGCGCCAGATCCTACACCTGTGTCAGCCTGATCGCTCATTGGCGAGTAACCGGACTGCCAAATGCGCCTGGCAGCGGCGTTGAGGGCGTCGCGACTGGCGAAGCCCATGGTCTTGGGGACCTGGATCAAGTCCTTCTTCAGGGGGAAGGCGCCCTGGAAATCGGCGTAGCGGGTGACCAGGCGGGCCAGGTCGACGACGTCTGTGTCGGTGGCGGTGTCCGCTGTGCAGGCGAGCAGGCGATTAACGATCGGCCGGTCGCGGCCTTCGAGGGGGTGAACCGACTGGTGGCCGTGAAACTCAAGGAGCATGGTGGACAGTTCGAGGATTGGTGGCTAAAGCGCAGGCTTGATCCGAGGAGGCCGGCGCGGACCCCAGGGGCGGGACAAGCGGGAGCCAGGAGACCCTGGCCAGGGCACCGAAGCCAAAGCCGCTTGGTACGACTGGAAAGGCCGGGAGCCGTTCGGCGTGGCTAGGGAGCCGATGACGAGGTCTCTTCGCTGTGATCGGTTGGGCTGGAAGGGGACCGGGGGGCATGACGCACCTGGGGCATAGGTGCTTCCTTCTTGTCAGAAATGTTTTCCCCCTTTCCGCCAATGGGATGCGGATTTGGAGCGCACAGAGGCTAGCGGGTATTCAGGGCGCGTTCGGAAGGAGATGCGAACAGAGATGAAGCGTCCGCAGTGGAGTTTCTATTTCTGACAGAAAGGAAGCACTCGTAAGGCTCTTGCGTCAACCCCTTGAGACTGGTTCCCCCGCAGCCGGTTTAAGCGACAGGGGGTCGTCAATTCTCGCTGATCTCGTGAGTCTCGCCTGAGACTGATGCGACTGACACGGAAGAAAGCCTTCCAGCGCAGCCAGTCTCAGCAGGAGCCTGAAATCAGCTGTCTCAGTGAGACTCAGCCAAGACGCTCGGGCTCGGCGGAAAGCAGCCGGAGAGATGCCCTCCTCTCGGACCGGCTCGCTTTTTGGGTGGCGGCCGTCGCGGTCCGAGTTGCGCCTCTTGCTCATGACTGCCCCCTTGCCGGCTCCAGCCAGACCCGGGTCAACTTGGCCATGATCAGGACCCGCTTAGATTCCCAGCCCAGCCGCTTCAGCTCGTCGCTGACCGCGGTCCGCATGTGGGCAAACTTGGTCACCTCGATGCCCATCTGCTGCATCACCTCATTGAGCAGGACGTAGCGGCGGCCCCTGATCAGCCCGGTGGTGTGAGTGCTTAAGACCCGGGCGACCAAGGGGGCAATGCCGCTGTCGGCAGTGAATCCATCGATGTAGCCGTTCACTTGGGCCAACTCGTGAGACGAGAAGGTCCAAGGCTCGCCCGCGAGGTAGGCCGTGTAGGCGGCTGCCCAGATCGAGTCGCGGTCCCGCTGCAGCCGGTCGAGGTCAATGATCTTCACTCGCGGGTCTTCGGGGCTGGGCACTCGGCCGTGGATGATGACCGGCAGAAAGCGCCGGTTCCCAGTGGGGTCCACCAGAAAGTCGCGGGTGTTAGTGGCGCCGGCCATCACAAAAGACCGGGGGTAGTGAACCTCGTTCTGGTACTTCTTGGCGGAATAGTCGACTGGGGTCGAAATCAAGTTCTTGAGCTCCTCAACGTACCTGCGCTGGAAGTAGCGCTCGACCTCGTCAAGAACAACGATCCAGCCGGCATGAAGCATGTGCGGCTTCTCTTTGAGCAGTCCAATCCCCTGTTGCACCGTGGCTGACCAGGAGGGACCGCAGTGCTGGGGCGGAACCAGATAGCGCAGAAAGGCGCTCTTGCCGAGATTCTGGGCGCCAACGAAGATCGGTATCCAGGGCATGTCACACCCCGGCTGCATGGCGCGGGCCACGGCCCCGATCAGGAAGCGCCGCAGGATTTCGTCGGCCACTGCGCGGCCGTTGATGGCCAGTGAATCGCTGTCCTCAACCTCAATGCCCAAGAGCTGGGTGGCCAGGCGGTCGAAGTAGGGGCAAGGAGCGTGGCCAGAGAGGCAGCCCTCCAGGTAGCCCTTGACTGGGTTGTAGCGATTCTCGTAGGCAACCACCTGGATCAAGTCGTTGACAAGCGTTTTGGGAAAGACGTCGCCGGTGCCGCGGCTGAGCCTGACGTAAGTGGTGCTGGAGTCCGGCAGCTGCTGAGGCTTCTCCTTGGGACCGAACTCGTCCTGGTCGGTGACGACGTTGCGGCGCAAGCTGGGGTAGAGGTTGCGCAGCCGGACCATGATCGTTTCGATCGGGTCGTTTTTGACCTTCTTGGGACGACCAGGGGCCCGCTTGGGACGACCAGGGGCCCGTTTGTCGGGCGCTCCTTGGCCGCTGGCCCCGTCGCCGCCTGTGGGTTTTTCGGGTGGGTCTCCCTGGAAGGCCTCCTCTTCGTAGCCGGCAGAAAGCGTTACGACCTTCGCCCAGGGGGACTCGGGGTCGAACATCGAGGGCTGCGGAGTGCTCGGGATCGAAATGGCTGGATCGCCCATGAAGTCCTCTGCGTCGTAGCCGGCGTAGGTGTCGGAGTGACCCTTGAAGCCATGGCCTTCGCTAGAGCGCAGTTCATCGGGCAGGCTGTCGCGCCAGCTGGGGTCTTGCTCGGAAGCCAGGAAAAACAGGGTGCCCAGGGAACTTCCCTTGAGCCCGCGGAACCAGCGCTCGGAGGACTGGCGCTTGTTCTTCTGGGATCCGTGGTGCCCTCTACTGGCCCAATCAGACCAGGCCGGAAAGACAGTGTCACCGCCGGCGCGGGCGGCTGCTGAGATTCGGACGAACTTGTCGCGTTCGCCGTCGCAAGTGGGATTGAGCACCTGCTCGAGAACGTGGACGGCACGCAGGATCGAAAGCTCGTCGACCTCGGAGGCGGCATCGCGACAGGCAATGCGCTGCTGCTCGAGGAAAGCCTCGGCGTCAAGGATGATTTGCCCGTCAAGAGCAGCGTCTGGTGCCTCGATCAGGCGGATAGCCTTGGTGTTGCCATAGAAAATGTGGGTCGGGTCGGTGCAGCTGCGGTCGCCGCCCAGGGCGTTGGTGAGGATCGTGACGATCGCCTTGCAGAGTTCGCCGCTGTGGATGGTTTCAGGCAAGCGAAACAGAACGCGGAAGCGGTGTTTGCCGGCCTCTGGTTCATGCGACGGAGTGGTGTAGGCGAAGCAGGCGCAGGCAGCCAGGGGGTGTTGAGCGAACTCTTCGGCGGTCAGCCCATAGTCGACATCGATGGCCACTAGGGACGTGGACTCAAAGGCCGCTGCCGTGCGGTGGTGGGATGTCATCGCGGCGGCAATGAAGGCGCCTCCAGTAGTGATGTGGTCAATCAAACCCTGGAGGTCGGGCCCTCGCCGCTGCCAGCCATAACCAAAGCGAGGCTCCCAAAGTGGTTTGTTATGGATGTCGGGGTGAGCGGACCAGAGGATCGGCGTCAAGGCGGCAGTGCAGGAATGCAGTTTCGAGTCTGCATGGGCCGGTCCGTTCTTGTCAATACTGCGTCAAGAGTGCGTCAATCCTTGCGACGACTGCGACCCGCCCTGATTCGCCTGGGTGCTCAGCAGCGCAAAACTGCTCTGCAGTGGCAGAATGGGCACAGAACCCATCCAGGGCTCCGGCTCGGGAGCAGGCAGTTGCAATGGATCCAGTCCTGTTGGCCCTGCTGTTGGAGCGACTTGCTTGGGCTGGCGGGGCGACGGCGGTGGGGTACGGCTTCTTAAAGGCGAACAGCTGGACCTGGCCCCTGCTGCGGGGGGCCGCCTCCTGGGCCCGGAAGCGTTTGCCGGGCCGGGAGACGCAGCGAAAGCTGGACCTGGTTTTGGGACAGCTGTATCCCAATGGCGGCGGCTCGTTGTTTGATCTGACCAAACGAAACGAACAATGCTTGGCCCGGATCCGCTGGCACTTGGCGATCGTCGAGGCGCAGGCTCACGCCATGCGTGACGGGGCTGGGGTCTTGTCTTACACGACCAACGCTGAAGGCGTCCACGTCCAATCCAGTCGGCCCCTGCTGGAACTGGTGGGCATGACAGCTGAAGATGCAGCCGGGCTGGGCTGGAAGAACTGCATCGCTCCAGAGGACCTGGCTCATTACACCGAGGACTGGGGGTCGGCCGTGCAGGACAAGCGAGATTTCCCTGGTTACCGCTTGAGACTGCGGAACGTGCGCAGTGGCCAGCTGATTCCGGTGCGGGTGATGGCCGACGCGGTGCGGGTAGACGGAGCCGTGGTTGGATGGATGGGGCGTATCGACACGCTTGAGGAGCAGGAATCATGAAGGCTCCAGCACCGGTTTTCACGCTGACGGGATTGCTGACTGCGCTCGGGCTGGTCTACATCTTGGACTGCCGGGTCAGCGGAACTAAATTCGATGGCGGCTGCTACATGCAAGGAGTCAGCTTGTTCACCGGGGCTGGCGGGTTCGCTCTGGGGTATGTGACACCAAACCCGGCGATCGACGCGCGCCGGCGCAAGGAGATTCTCGAAGACGTGTACCGGATGCCGCCGGCGGGGTCACCGCCTCCAGATCCCGGTGACGTTCTGCCGCTGACGCCGCCGGGTGAGGTGCCCGGGAACCTGTGGCCGGCGCGGGCCGACCAGCGCCTCTAGGCCGCCACCAGCTCCTTCCGCTTGGCGGCCGGCAGGGCCAGCAACTCCTCGAGGGTGAGCCCGGCGCTTGCGGCTGCAGTCTCCTGGGCGACTAGGTCGTAGTAGGCCCGAACTTTCTGGAGCCATTTGACCTCGAACTTCTTGAGCTCGGGCCCACAGATCTGGAAACGTTGCGTGATCAGGGGCGTGGAAGTGAGGATCTCGACTCGGTTTATGGTGACCCCCAGGGTCTCTTTGATCGCAATCTTGTAGGCCGCCAGCTGGGTGGCGCATTTGAGGTACTTCATCCACCCCCCGAACGACCCCCCGGCAGCGAGGATCTCGTCGTCGTCCTGCTTGGGAAAGAACCGGCAGTAGGGGTTGCTGGAAGTCTTGAAGTCGACCAGGAAGTGCGCCCCGTTACGCAAGGCAATCAGGTCAGGAACGCCGGCGTAGCGGTACTGGAGGGAGTGCACCATGGCGATACCGCTCTTGGCGTCGATCAGGTGCCTGTGCTGGGGGAGTAAGGGGACCTCACTCCAAATGAAGCTGTCATAGGAGTCGAGATGAGCCGCCAGTCCGTCCCAGTAGCAGCGGATCTCAGCTGGGACTGAAACAACGCGCCCGCGAATGTAGTCCTCGCAGGCTTTATGGACGGCCGTGCCGCGATCGGCCGCGGCTTCCCGCCCGCCCGGGTTCTTCTCCAGCCAGTTGTTCAGGGCCTTCTTGCTGGCCGGCGAAGCAGTCGCCCCGAGGACAGTGGTCACTGAAGGGACGTAGACCCCAGGAGCCACCTGATAGTGCCGCCGGCCATTGATCTCAAGGCGAAGCGACACGAAAGGGTCTCAGGTGAGACCATTGTAGAAGGCGCGCCTTGCGAAGCCAAGACTCAGGGGCAGGCCTGCCTGACTTTGCGATGCACGCGCCAACAAAAAACGCCCCAGGCGGAGAAGGCCCAGGGCGTTTGAAGATGTCTTCCCCTGAAGCTGAAGGTCCCAATCTCCAGCCAGGCTTCCTGAGCTGACAGCTTCAAGGAAGCACCTCCGTGCCCGTCTCTTGCGGGGCGGAAGGCTTGGCTACTTTAGCAGCTGGGAGGCTCCGCCAACTCTCTGAGACACTCGTCCACTTCAGTGCCCTCAATGTGGTCGTAAGCCAATGCGGCCATGTTCCAGCACCCCGCTTCGGCCGGATGGGTAGCTTCGTAGAACTTGAAGTCGGCTGATTGTTCACAGCCTTGCATTTTGTAGAACTGTCGTGCCAATGCGTTGCACTCGTCAACAATTTGCTGATCGCTTCTTGGCTTGCTGCTATGCGGGGCGCACCAGGCTGTCATACCGCCCGCTCCGCAGGGGCCGCCTCAAGGGCCGCCAGGATCAACGCTTTGTCAGTGGAGGTGAAATAGGCCCGGCCGTCCTTGACTCTCGCGATCGCTTGGTCTTTGAGCACCGAGGGATCGGGCTTCCAGCCGGGGGTGTGCATCCAGGGCAGCTGAGGGGAACAGGAAGCGTGCCCATTGAATGCAGCCACGCTCCAGGTCAGCCAGCGAGAATCTTTCAGGACCTGGATCGTGCCCAGGGCGTCTGCATCTTCCGGCCCCGGCGGCCTGTGGGTAATGCCTTTTGTCGGCATCCGATGGGCCTCTTCGAGGTCGGGCGTTGGAGCTGCTGGAGGGGTGAGCTGGAACGCTGGAGCGTCGGACGGGTTGAGGGTTCTTTCCTTCACGGTGACGTAGGTGGGGCCTTGGCCAAACTTGACTTCCGTCCAGTGCGTTTCCATGAGGGAATGTCCATAAATGCAGCGTCCGTCGACGTAGTACCAGGCGGCGGTTGGAGTCTTGACGCAGGCGAGTCTGTCCTTGTTTTGGATAGCCGCCGCAAGGCAGTGTTGGCTAGGGAGATCCAGCGCAAGGCTCAGCGCAAGGCCCAAAGCGTGCTCGCGCTCGCTTATGGCTTTGTTGATGGCTTTTTCGAGCGCCTGGTCAATGTTCATGGCAGAAATTGCAAGTGGGTCGGTTAAGCGGGCCACGCCCCTGGTGAAACGGACGTCGGTGATCCTGCCCTGGAGGTCTTGCCTCCAGTCGACGGTCATGTCAGGCCAGTCTTCGAAAGCAGGAATGCCAACAGAGGTCTTCAAGTAGTCGCCGGTTCCGGAAAAGTTGCCGCTAGAGCAAAGCAAGGTCTCCGGCCGGCTGGCCCCCGGCAGTGGCGCATCGCTGAACTTGGTGCCGCCATCGCGCTGGAAGGCTACCTTGATGGTGCGAGCGTCTTGGCCAATGGCCTCGATGGTGGTTTTCGGTGGGGAGGGTTGAGACTCGTTCATTGGCTCGGCGGGGTGAAGGGTTGTCTATCCAGGTCGTCCCAGTCAGAGCTGGGATCGGGGGCGGGCTCTGTTCGGGCGTCGCCCATTGTGCCGGCCGTGTTGGCAAGCAGGTCCCTGCCTGCCTGGGCCTGGCGGTAGGCCCCCATCTCTTCGAGGGCGTCCCGTGTCAGGGGGGCGCAGGCTTTTATGAGGTCAGGGATCGAGCGGCTGCCCAGCTCTTTGTTGAGCCTGACCGAAAGCAAGGGCCCCAGCAGCGACAAGAAGCCTGTCGTGTACTGATCGACCTGGAAGGTGCGCAAGTTGGCGCCAGAATCGGTGAACCCGTCAATGTTGACGTCGAGGGATTTCAGGTGATCTAGCGCCTCTCGCTGGGTGTCAGCAATCTCCGTCAGCTTGGCGGATTGAAACTGCAGGTGATTACTAATGCCTTCAAGGTGATTGATCAAAATCTTCACCAGATCCGGCAAAGTCTGCGGGGTCGGCATAGCTGGAATTGTCGAGGATGATAGAAGACCCGCGAAAAACGCGGGTGAGAAGCAGTGCCCCCCGCTGGATGGGGTCGAGGAGGGCCCAGGCGTGCTGGAGCACCTCCTCGTCGCAGCGGGAGAAAACTGCTTTGACGTCAGCCGGCCGCTGGGCCGACTCGAGTAGAGCAAGCGCTTCGGTTGCGGACAGCGATGACCAGCGGGGTGTCGAGGAAGTTACAGCAATCAGCGATGTCTCCGTCTCCATAGGGAAGGCGCGCGCGAGTCGTGTGATCAAGGAAGCAGTAATAATCAAAGGCTTTTTCGGCCATCATCTCGTCACATGCTTGGAGATAGTCCTCTTTGGTGCGCTCCTCGGAGATCGTGACCGGCAGCACGAAGATCACCTGGGTAGTCGTAATTGAAACAGGTCGCCCGCTAAGCCCGTACATCAGGGCGCCTTTGGCGGTCTCCTGCAAGGCGGACAACTGGTCGAGCGCCGAAGCGCTGGCCCCAGCGGAGCGTGCTGCTGCGGCCTGGTCGAGGAATTGAGAGTTCATGGGGAGAAGAATTGAAGGTTGACGAATAGCATGGGGGTCAGCGAAGCGCGCCGCTGCCGCCAAGTCACGATCCATCACCACTTATCAGCCGCCCCGGGGGCACCTGCAGTGGGAGCAACGCCCTGGGCGCCGAGGGCGTCGGTCGCTTCGGGAGGTTGGCCCTTGCCCTTGGAAGGCTTGCCCTTGGCCGTGGCAGGCCTGCCGGCGAACGGGTCAGCGCCGTCGAAGAGGGCTGGCAGCCAGATCCCGTCGCGGGCCGCCTCCCAGCGTTCGATGGAATCGGGGTCGGCGGGCTTGAGGGCCGGGGTGGCGAAGTAGGCGGTGTCTTTTTTTAGGCCAGTGCGAGTGATCGAGAAGTAGTAAGGGGCAATGGAATCGCCCTCATACATGTAATCCTCAATGCCAAAAGTGCGCTCCATCTGTTCACGCAGCTTGAGCTGCGGAATGAACAAAATCGAGAACTGACCGCTCTCCTTACTAAGGACTGTCATGGCGAGGAAATACTTCGGCTGGTCCTTCTCGCCGGTCCCCTTGTTCTTGCCCTCCCAAGTCAGACCGATGTCGTTAAGATACTCCTCGGGAAACTCCGGGAAGCGGCGAGTGCGCTTGGCGGTCTCAGAGAAGTATTCAAAGCCGCCGATTACATGCCCGGAAGCGTATGTGCCGCAAGGGCGCACGTTGATCGTCTCGCCGTCGGAGAGCTTAGAGGGGTCGATGTAGCGGGGATCGCCGCCGGAGTTCATCTCCTGCTTGCAGGTTTTGGCGTCTTTGTAGTTTGGTGGCAGCATGCTCATGGGGATTCAGTCCTTTGGCGGGGACTCGCGTGGTGTGTGGGTTGAGTTGAGCGTGAGACAGGATTAGACGATGTACCAGTCCTGGGCCAACATGTCGCCTTGGCTGGGCAGCCAGGGAATGCGATGGCCTTGAACCGTGTGAATGAAGACGTAAGGAAAAGTCATAGGATCGAACCCGGATTTGTGGGGCTGAGCCAGCTGGATGAATTGGCCTGGGCCATTCCATCCGCGGCGAGACCAGCAGCGTCCGAAACGAGGGCCTTCAACGCCTTCGTAATCGGGAGAGCAAGTGGCGATCGCGTCGTTGAAGTCGGCGATTACTGCAGCGAAAGAATCGTTTTGTTCCATGGGAAGAGTGCAGTAGCGGTGGGTTTCGGTGAGAAGGGCGAAGCAGGGATTGTGCCGGCCTAGGTAGGCGTGCATTGTCCCCGCCGGGCGATGGCGGCGTTGGCCCAAAAAATAGCCTGCTCAAGATTGGTCAGAGCCAGAGAAGTCTCCCGGCAGTCAGGGCAGGACTCGTTAATCAGCATGGCAAGAGTTTTGCCCTCAAATCGCAAGGCCTCGTAGAGCTGTGGCTGCCCTTCCTTAGGGGCGTGATAGCTGAATCGAGTGGTGATCTCTTCGTGGGAAACGGGCATGGCGTTACTGGAATCAGAGAGCAAGTGTTGCATGAAGCCTTCGGGGCCAGGGCCGAACAGGACTGAAGTCAACTCCAGTCCGCCGGCATCGGCGGCGCATCGCTGCCGTCGAAGTCAGCGTTGGAGTAGCCGGCGGCTTCCTTGCCATCAGCGGCGTCGTGGCCGCGGGCCCTGGCGTGGAAGCGCAGGACCCGAACCTTGACTTCCACGAAGGGGGTGCCCTCTTTGGAAGCGCGCATCTCAAGGATGCCGCTGGCGGTGACCAAGGCTCCTTTGGGGGCATCAAGTAGTCGCTCGCGGTTGGCGCCAAAGCAGCGGATGCGGAACCAATCGACCTTCTCTTCGCCGTTCTCCAGGCGGTTGACCGCCAGGGACGAAGAATCGGACTGTTCGGCCCCCCGAACCTGGCCGGACAGGCGCCCGGTCACGGACACCTCGTTGAGGAACTGGTCTTCGTGGCCCTTGCAAATGGAGCGCAGGTTCATGACCGGCAAGTTGCCATCACCATCGAGGGTGATGTCGCCGGTCAGGATGACAAGGTTGCCGACCTCTTGGCCAAGCAAGCTGTTGGCGGTGGCAGAGCCAGGCCGGGCAACAACCCGAAGCTGGATCTTCTGGGCGTCGTCCGTGAGTGTCTCGCAGGTAGCGAGCTCGTTGCCGGAGACCGCCTCTAGTGTGGGCCGAGAGGCGATCTTGGTGAGAACTGAGGCCGTGCTCAAGGTTGGGAGCGTCAGGGCTCAGCCAGTGTAGTCGTTGTGCAACGTGTGTCTCGAATCTGGCCGGACGCAAGTGAGTCCAAGCTCCAGCGGTGCACCCAGCCGGGCGGCGGCGGAACGGGTTGCGCTGTCTGAGGCATCAGCATCAAAAGCAGCCCGGTGCTTTGCATCCGGACCGTTTTCTTCTTCGCTGTTTCGTCCTCGACCGCGGCTTCGATGTTGATCAACAAGGGGCCGCCGCTCATCCCGACCAGGGAGACGGAGTCACCCAGTCCTTCGGCGGCGCGCAGGGCTTGCAGTAGCAGCTTGGCGTCGTAGCGACCGCAGGCATCCACTTGCTGGCCCATGCCCTCCCAGTGGGCGACCAGGCGGGCGACCACGCCGTGGACGTCCGGGAAGGCAATCGTGCTCACCGGCGGAGCGGACATCTCGACGGTCTTGCCGGCCTTGGTCTTGAGCGGCGTCGTAACCGCAGCGATCCCGGTCTCGGTGTCGATGCTCAAGGTGCGCGGGCCACTCTTGAGCCCCCGACTGGCGGCGGCCAGCTCGCTGGTGGGAATGAAAACGACCGGTTCGTCGATGGTGCCAGATTCGTCGTAGCCGACGAAGGTCAAAGCCCCGCGATCGGAGGAAGACGCGATGACGCCGACGCCGCGAGGGCCTGGGCAGAAATAGATTCCCTGGTAGGGGGCATAGCTGCCAGCAAAGTCCGCGCCGACGGCGAACAGGCGGCTTTCACAGTTCAGCTGCATGGTGCGTGTGGGGAAGGGCAGATGGCGTACAGCCAGCGCCAGCGGAAAGGACTAGCAATGGCAAGCAGGCGCTGGTTGCTCCTCTCGAGTTCAACAGGTTCGATTAACGGATTCCAAAAAGGCTCAAGAGGCTGGTCGTCAGCAAGACGAATCAGCACGGCGCGCTGTCGCATGGAACCCGGCGGGAGGCAGGATGGCCAAGGTAGACCCTATGGCTGCCCCCTGTCAGCAAGCTTGCGGCAGGCTGGAAACCGTGCTCCTGGACTAGCCTGGTTGTAACTGCATTGATCACGATGGCCGCCTTCGTGGTTCTCCCCGAGCTGCTGGCCATGGGTCCGACCTTCCGGGTTGGGGAAGGGTTGATCGTGCATGTTCGGGACGTGGATAATCGCCCCGGCGCAGTGGACGTGAAGTTGGAAGCTTCGCCTGGAGGGCGCTGGAATTTCATCCATGAATGGAATCAAACGAACCCACCCCTGCTGGAGGAATGGGCCCGAGAGCTAGTGCTATCGCTCAATCGGATGGCGGCGGAGGGGATGCCTCAAGCGGAGCTGTGGCATCCGGATCCGGGTTCATTAGTGCCAGTGCGCTGTTGATGCGCTTGAGGCGATTCGCAAGGATGTCGCCGATGGCGTGCAGCGCCTCCAGCTTGGCAGCGGGGGCGTCGACTGCAGCGAGCTTGAGGCATCTGACGTTCAAGGCTTCGCAGGATGCCAGCCACTGAGCAGGTGGGTAGTTCTTGTGGCGATGGACGGAGACCTGAAAGTCTCTGCCTGGCGGGACAAGCAAGGTCCAAACGCGATGAGTGCGGTCCACTTCTCCCTGGCGGAAGGAGGTGGTGCCGACAAAAAGGTCAACAAGGTCCATAGGGGCGCTCATGGGGTTGTGTCGGGGGCTGACTCCACAACTTGCCGCAGCAGGGCGATCTGCTCGGTGGTAAAGTCCGTGTCAAAATCCTTGCTGTCCAGCAGCGCCAGCGCCCGCTCCTTCAGCGTAGGCTCGCGCATCGGGCGCCAGTTGGCGGTGTGGAGCCAGGCCTGGTGCTGGTTCTTGGCAACGTTATCCCAGGAATCAAAGTTCCATTTCCCCGCAAAAAGATACTGAACGAATCCACATTCATCCGCATCCTCTTCAGCCGGCGGCCGATCCGTAATCGGCTCAGGCCACTGATGCCGCAGCGCCTTGACGGCCTGGGCGGCGCCCCAGCGGGCGGCAAGGGCGCAGTCTCTTCCAATGCTTCCTGGGTTTGAAATACACTCTTCCAGTAACTCTTCCGATGGCGTGATGCTGTCAGGATCAAAGGTCATGGTGCAGTTCCTCCAGAAGTCATAGAGTCATAAGCGGGGCCTAAGGCCTCAAGCCAGTAGTGGCTCCCGCGGCACACGCCGGCTTTTTCGTTGAGGAGAGAGACGGCGTTGGGCTCGGCGAGGGATTCGCCGGCGGTCATCAGCCGGAGCTGATGGTAGAAGGACATCAGCTCGTGGCCGGAGACAGTGATGGATTCGAGGGGTGGGCTCACTGTGGCGAGTGGTCAGGACTCAAGGTCGACGTAGAGCCCCTCGAGGCGCCCAATGGCACGGACCTCTTGCAGGAAGTCCGTCCAGGTCTTTCCGCGGTGACCTAGTCGATCTTGACAGTCATCGGCAAATTTCCAAGCGGGTATCAGGCTCAGGAAGCCGTCACCGTAGCGGCAATAAGGTGGGCCGTCGAGAAAGAGTTTCCAGAACTGATCTTGCTCCCCCTGCGTCGTGAGGTGAGAGGACAGGACGTCGGAAACTGAAAGGAAAGAGCAGGCTTTGATGGGGGCGTGCATGGGGCGGGGACGAAAACGTGAAGAGAATCGGCGCGTTAGTCAGTGCAGGAGACCAGAAAATCGCCAAGCGCAAGATCCTCTATCAACAAGGACGCCGTAATCGGCTTGCCCTTGATCTCGGTCGCTCCGTTGATTGTAATTGGAGCGTCAGGATTGCCTTGGCGGAAGTGCTCGATGGCCTCAAGGCATGGCGTGGCCAAGCGGCGGTCCATCGGCGGGTAGAGATTGTGTTGCAGGTGCCATTCCATTGCGCTGTACTGCATGAGCGTAAAGCGCTCAAGATCCCTGGCGGGATCGAGCACGTAGCCGTTACTCCGCACGAAATCAGTGTCTTCTGTCAGGCTGGGAGTTGCGCTCATGTGCTCGGTGGGAGTAACAATCGTATTTGCCCTTGCCGAAAACAAAGGTCATCAAAGAAGGCATTGTCATCCTCCGAGATAGCACGCGGAAGAACCTGCCCCGCAAGCTCCTGAGCCGCCGTAGCCGCCGGCTGCTCAAGAGCGAACGCCGCCTCGGCACGCAGCAGCTGGCGCTTGAGGTGCTCGCACTGGCAGCGCTTGCGGGCCTGGTAGGACTCCCAGGCCTCCGCCATCGTGGGATAGGCGAAACGCTTGCGGGCGCTTGCCGAGATCCAGCGATCGTTGATGTAGTCGGGGAACTTGACGTGGGCGCCCTTGAGGGTCAAACGGTCAACGCGGCCCTCGATGCAGTAGACCTCGACGTGGCCGCCCAGGGAGTAGATGAAACCAGGGTGGTCCCAGTTGTCGCAAGCAACGACCTGGTCCTGGTAGCGGTAGAGAATTTGGCCGACGCGGAGGGGGTGCTTTTGCGCGTTGGCGCTCATTGCCCCTGCCTTGGGAGATGCCCCTCGTCGGCGAGGTAAGCATCAAGCTCTCCGGCGCTCGGCTCCTGGTGGGGCGCGGGCGAGGCGGGAGCAGCAGGGGCGGCTTCGGCCGCGGCCTCCGCCTCTACCTCGCGGACGGCTTCCTCGAAGTAGGCGTCCTGGCAGATACCTGTCATCAAGCGCCGAGCGATGCGCTCGCATTCAATCGCGGTCAGGAAGCCGCCAATGTTCAGCAGGTTCATGGCGGTGTGGCGACGCTCCCAGAGTTCGTGATTGAGCAGGGTGAGCCCCTGGCTCTCGACCTGGTCCTTGATGGGGGGCGCAGAAAGGCCCAGGAGCAGGGGGGCCTTGGAGGAGATCTCGGTCTTCAGCATGAGGGGGTGAGGGATCGATGGGGATTGGAATTGGAAGCGCCGTAGCCAGTGAACTCTCCGGCGGTCCGGCGGGCGTTGATGGCGTTGGCGGCGCCTGAGCCCTTGGGCTGCCACCCGTGCACCAGGTGGGCGAAGTGGACGGGCTCGTCCTGGTAGGCGTAGCTGTCGTCAAAGTCCAGAGGAAGACCCAGGCTGCACGCTTCTGCTTCAGTTTGCACCACTCGTGCGCTTCTTGGGAAGTGGTCGGTGATCAGGTGGTCAAAGCGGCCGCCCCAGCTGGCGGTGATGCGGAGGTTGGCGGGAATGTCCTGGCTGACCCAGAAGGGCAGGGCCTTGGAATAAAGGTAGACAACCATGGGCTCGATCGCCCAAGCGAATGTGGTGATGGCGGAGGCTAGCTCAGGCTTGAAGGCGTCGCCGCTCTCGAAGAATCTGACTCGCTCAGTGAAGGAGCGGCGCTGCTGGAAGAAAGCCGTGGCCAAGTTGGCCGTGATGTCGTAGCTGTTGAGTGAAGCCAGCAGGTCGAAGTTGCGCCAGCGGAGGTTCCGCACGGTTGAGCGGTAGCGCTCCTGGGACGCGGCATAGCAAGCGAAGTTCAAGCCCGGCGAGGTCCAGGCAGAACCGCCGTCGCGAGGGACGCGGGCGAGGCAGTCCTTGGCGCCGGGGCAGGTGTGGCCGGCGGGCAGGGAAAGGATCATGGTCGAGTTCGGCAATTTGGAATTGCCATGAGTAAATCGCACCAGCTGGTCCGATGGCGCGGCCGTGATGAAGGGCTGCAAGCGCCAGAAGTTCATGAAGCGGGCATGTGGGGCACTAGAAAACCCCTCGCCCGGTGGCAGGGCAAGGGCGGCTTTAGAGCGTCTCAAGTGGGGCTTCCAGCGGTCCTTGCCACGGGAGTCGCGACAAGACTCGCCGCGGGGGCGTTTGCAGAGGGGACAGGCCACGAGTAAAGCCAGGGGCCAGCCCGAGGAGACGGTGTGCGGTTCGCTTGCGTTCATGTGCTGTTCGTTAATTAACTCCGACATCGGCAGTAACTGTTGTTGCAAAGATAGGAATAGTCGGGATACGGCTTTTCTCCATGCGCCTTTTCGCATACAAATTCGTATGCGTCACTACGCAAAAGAGGATGCGTTAGAACAATGCGATAGCCTGTTTCCACGTCTCTAACGACCGTTCCAATGGGCCACGGCGGAAGATCGTTGCCTTCAGGTTCTAGCTCTGTCGTCGGCTTGGCAGCTATTGCAGGTGAAGCCTGCTCGTTGTTCGTAATCGCATCAAGCAGCGTTGCAATCACGCTGTTGCAGGTCTCGTCGTCGAGGTGTTCGGCGTGCATCGCCATGGTCAGGGACTCGACGAGGTCTCCCTCGCGGATCGTGATCAGGTCGTCAGAGGTGTCAGGCATGGAGACGGAACAAAAGAGAAAGAGGGCCCCGCTTAAAGCGGCGGCGCCCGCCATCAGCGTGCAGCCGAATGCAACAGCCGGCAGACCATGTCCGAGAAGATCTCGCCTTCGGTGCGCTCGTGCATTACGTGGCCGTCGCGGGCAACGAAGTGGGCGGTCTCATGCACCAGGGTCTGGATAGTCATCTCGAGACTGGTCAGGATCGAGCGAGCCAGCAGGATGCTGGTCTTGCCGTTTTCGTTGACGTACATGCCCATGGTGGCGGGGTCAGAAAACTGCACCACCCGAGTGATCAGGCGGGGGCTGGGCAGCCCCTTGCGGCTCGCACTGGTGACCACCAGCTCCATAGCCTCGTCAAAGATGGAGCGCTCGACGGAACGCAGCTCATCGAGGGGGATGGTGGTCAGAACCGCCGTGCGGTGAGCTTCGCGCGCCGCCGCGATCGTCATGCCGCCAGCCTCTAGCGCCTTGAAATAGGCCTCGGAGACCAGTACCGGAACGAGGCCCCAGTGGGTGACGTCGTCATACTCAGCGTCGCAAGAAACAGGCCAGGCCTTCTCGCCGTGGGTGGCCAGGAAGTCTTGGCGCAGGTTCTCTCCTTCGGTGCTGGAGATGTAGTTGTGGACGCCTTTGACATCGCGAGCGTTGGCCTCGAGCAGCTTGACTAGGAGTCGCAGTTCCTTGGGCGAACGAGCGGCTTCGGACCAGTATCGGCCCAAGGCCCATTCGACGGTGAACTGGGAAACCATCCGCCGGTCGCGGTCGGTGGCGATGTTGGTGAAGTTGTAGCCGTACCGCAGGTCTGGCCAAGAGTCGACAGCAATGCCCTTGACGAAAAGCTTTTCGATGAAGCTGGGATGTTCCAGGCGCTCGACATCGTTGCGGATCTCTCCCTTGACATAGTCAGGGTTAAGGTCCAGGAAGTTAGGGCGAATCTCGCCCCACTGGTCGGCATCGATGCCGCCGATGAGGACAGAGAACTTGCCGGTGGCGCTGCGGGCGCGGGTGCTGATAGTGAGCACCTGCTGGCCGGGAAAGGCCTCGGAGTTAGCGAGGGCCGGGGCCCAGTTTTCATCGTCATTGACGAAGGCGACGCTGTGCCCGGCGCGAACCAGGGCGAGGGTGCCCAGTTTCAGGCCCTCGCCGAAAAGTCCGCGGTGGGCGCCTGCGCTCTTGCTGCTGTTGCCCAGCAGCCAGACAGAGCGATCAAGTCGTGCGCCCTGGTTCTCGATGATCAGCGAGTCGGAAGACGCGCTGTGGCGGATGGTCATGGGGCAGCCATCCTGTTGGCCGTCGAGGGCGTTCTGAATGGCCTCGCGGACCCCCTCGTGGAGGCCCCAGTCCTTGACGTAGTCGGCACAGATCGTGAGCTGGAATTTCGTCATGGGTTGCGTGCGATGGGATGTGGAATGAGAGCTTCAGCGGCTGACGATGACGACGGCGTAGCCGAGGCCGCGGGTGAGATCAAGGCGCTCAATTGCGTGAGCCAGGGCGTCCACCTGGTCGGTGATCGCGGGACCGGTCCCATAGGTCTTGTGGCCGATCTGGATGTGGCGGCGCGTGTGATGAGGGCAGCAGATCTATCCGAGCGGGCGGTCAGGAAGGACCGGGCGGATTTGATCGCAGAGAGCGATGGCTTTGGGATCCTTAAAGATGGGCATCAGTCGCTGCGGCCCGTCTGGGCAGCGACCTCTCTTTGGAGGTCAAGGGCCCAGAGGCGCTGCGCGTACGTTTCGTAGAAAACGTCGTCGCCTGGGGGGCTGTCATCTTCGCGGCGCTCAAGATCAAGGCTCCACTCGTCGTCGCGGTCTGGCATGGGGAAGAGGCCCCGCGATTGCGAGGCCGTGAGGGTGGGCAAGGCGCTAGAGATCAGACCCCGGCCAGGGCTCGGGCGGCCTGCTCGGCGCGGCGAATGATGGTCCGGCCGCCACCGAAGTAGGCGCTGTGGAAGCGGCGCTTATTGTTGGCAGCGTGGGGCGGAATGCGCCCCTCGACCTGAGTCACGGCGTTGAACGCGGCCCAGGCGGTACCGGCCACGCCGGGGATGTCCATGCCGACGCCATGCTGCCAGGCAGCCATCAGGGCGTCGGCCTTGCTGGGCATGTCGAGCAGGACGTCGCCAGAGCGAACTCCGCCGCTGGCGGTCTCGACGGGCTTGGGTTGGTAAGCGGCGTTGATGAAGTTGCGAAAGCCCAGGTCGTCAACTGCCGTCTGCTGCATCGCCTGGTAGAGCGAAATCGTCTCAGGGAAGGACTGGCGAGCAAAGTCGATTTGCTCCAAGACCTTGTCGATCTGAGCGATCTCAAAGGCGTTGTGAGCAATCGAGAATTGGCCCGATCCAGCCTGGCCGTCGCGGTGAAGTGCTCCTTGGAGGGTGTTGTTGCAAACCACGCGGGTATTGCTAAACATCCCGCCAAAGCCGACGCTCCCGTCATGGCCCAAATAGCCGACGACATAGCGCTTGACGGTGTCATTGGGAATGACAGTGCCTTCAAGGTCGCGCAGTTTGGCGGTGAAGGCGACCTTGGCTCCCTCGCGCAGGACAACGACCGCGTCGATGGTGGCCTCAGATTCGATGCGCTTGGCAAAGTCCAGCAGCATGGAGTTGGGGATGACTTCGTAGCCAGGGCTGACGGTACCCAAGACGTGCTTTTTATCGGGCCGCCAAATGGCCTTGGTCTTACCTTTGAGGGGGACCATGTCCTGTGGAGCGGAGGGGCTGCCGCCCCACAGCTCAAGTGGCTCAACAGGGAACAAGGCGTTGGCGTCGTTGAAGAAGTAGTCGGCACTCAGCTGCGCCTCGTCGGTGACGATGTTGCCGCCGCCGTGCCAGGCGCCGACTTGTGCGAATGTGCCGGAGGTAAACTCAGAAGACATGGCGTTGAGAGGGTGAGGGGAAACAGGGAAGCAGCACTTCAACAACCGGCGCGGTTCTTGAAGTAGGAATCAAAGGCTTCGCGGTCGATGCCTATTGAATTAAGGAACTGATCAGAGACAAAGCGCTGGCGCCTGCAGGGGTCAGGCGACTTACCCCTGGTTTGAACCATTTCGAGAATGGTTGCCCCTTGCCGGGCTTTGCCTTGAAGCTCGAAAGCGGCAGAGCGGAGCTTGTCGAGCGTGGCAAAAGTTAAACGAGCGTCTTCGTTCACGGCAGCGAGGATCGTTCGGGCTTCTCGGACTCGGCCGGGGTCGCTGTTTACGACCCGCTCGAAGTCCTGCTCCAATGCCTGAAGGCTGGCGTTGGTAGCCTCACGAATGTTTCTGTTAAGCAGGTCGGAGATGTAGGCGATGGCGCCAATTGTCTGAACAACGCTTGGGCTAGGGCGGGGCTCTTTCTGGGAGAAGATCAAGGTCAGCAGCACGACAAGGTCGTCGAGCCCCTCGTGCTGTTGAGTGTCCCCGAAGTGGAACGCCTGGAGAGCAGTGGGATCGGGGAAGCCCCTGCCGAGAGCGGCGAAGAGGGCCTCGGTGCTGACCGAATCAGGGACTTGGTCGCTGGGCGTGTCGCTCATGGGGTTAGATCGAGGGAAGGTTGAACGGCCGCGCCAGCTAGGGCGAACTGCGGCGGGAGCCCCAGCTTGCCGCGGCAGGTGTCAACTGCCTGTTGCAGATCGCACTCGTCCGGGCCGATGCGCTCAGCGCGGACCTGCTGCTGGCCTTCTGGATCGAGATAGACGTTCACGAAAGCTGCGCTGGTACCGCGAGTCGGCACCAGCATCACCCCGGTGTCGGACAGATCGAGGGTGAGCAAGCAGCCCAGGAGGCTGCGGACGGAGTGGGGCGTGGGCCGGTGGCCGCACGGCAGTGAGAGCACGTAGCGAATGGCTGGAACCGGGCCCGCCATGGCGACGTCCAGGTAAGGCCTGAGCCCGAACCTGGATCCCGTGCCGCGGCTGGCCACGGTGATGTCGAGGATGCGGGGAGTGGCCAAGGCCTCGACCGGTTTGCGGTCCTTGGCTCCGGCGTCGGAGCCATAGACATACCACTCACCGGTGCTGGTAACCCCGATGCGGATGGTCTCGGGCGGAACAGGGCGAGTGGTGATCCCAAAGCGCGCCTGGGGTGGCGCGATCAGGGACTCGGGCTCGGGCGCAATCGCTGCCGGAGCGTCAGAAAGCTGTGGTTGCATTGGAAATCCAAGAAAAATGCACAGAGCAACTGCTCGCTAATCAGCCGGCCTCTGCCTGGTCTGACTCGGACTCCTCCTGGTCCAGGTCCAGCTGGCCGCAGACCCAGTCCCAGTAGCCGAGGCGTGTATTGCCGGCGCCGACCTCGCAAGCCCAGTCTTCGGCGCTGATGCTGCGGCCCGACTCGAGTGGCGGGTGGTCAAACCAGAAGCCGTGCTTGTCGGCCAGGTCGAGAGCCTCGGGGCGCTGGTTAAGCTCAGTTAGCAAGCGGTCGACGGCAACGTTGCGACGCCCTTCTGAGTCCCGCGCGGCATTATTGATAGACAGCAGCTCGAGAAAAGCGTCCTGGTAGTAGCGATCCATGGGTCAGGCGACAGGGAACAGAGGCAGCAATGGGGAAGCTGGCGCCCCCGGCCAGGGGTATGGCTCGTAACGCCAAGCCTGGTCGTCGGACACGGTGGGGATGAGGCAGTAGATGTGGCCGTCAAGCTCTTGCAGATTAGAGCTGGAAGCTGAAAGACCGGCGCGCAAGTCGAGGACTGCTTTGTTGATAGCGGCACGGTCCTGGTCGTTAAGGGTTAAGCTGGACTCCAGAAGTTCGCTTAACTTGTTAATAGTCGGCTCAATATCCGGGCAAAGCTCTTTTACGCCGGCAGAAGACCCTCCTGGCATGTAGGTCTCCACCGCGTTCATCGTGGAAACAAAGCAGCGGATCTGGGCTTGGTTCATGCCTCACACCTCCAGCGGACTGATCGGGTATTCGATTGGAGCGTGAGCGTCAAGAAACTCGCGCAAGGCGTTATTCAGCAAGCGCTTTGTCAGCAAACGGTCAGAGACGTCGTTCTCGGTGACATAGATCCTGAAGCGTTGGTAGAGGTCTTCCTCGACCGCGACCAGGAAGCAGGTCGGCGGAGCGGATCCCATCTCGGGGGGAACTGCGCTGGAGTCGTTATTGTTCATTGGAGGAAAATCGTGTGGGTACCGCCACCGGGCGGAAGGTTCAAAAGCGAATGCAGAACGAGGCTTTGTCTCTCGCTCATGCGACTGAGGTCGTATGGCCAGGAGAGCGGGATGCTCTTCTTGGCGGGTGTGGGCAAGGACGGAATGAAGTCGTCTGGCTCTGGTGGCCCGCTCGCCAACAATGGCGACCAGGCCCGCAGCGTGAAGCCAAAGTCCTGCAGAAGCTGGACCATGGCGCCGGCATCGGCCGGGCCCAGGTAGAGCGCTTGCCCCATGCGGGGCAGAGTGAGATCCGGATCCAGGGAGGGCAGGAACCAGGCGGCCTGCAAGCTGAACGGGGTCAGCAAGCACCGCCTGGCGGGCGTCCGGCTGAGCAGGAAGTCAGTGGGTCGGTCCGCCCAGGGGTGGGCGGGCATGGCTAGCGGCCGGGAGGACGGCAATTCTGGTAAAAAGCAGCCTGCCTACGGCGCATGTCAGCGCGCTGGCGGCGTCTAAGAATGGCGTCCCGGGCGGCGCTGGCAAGGAATAGAACGAGAGCGACGAGGGCGACTGCAGCGAGGGAGACAAAGGGGGCGATCATGGGGTCCGAGTAAATGTCAGGAGATCGAGCTGTCAGGGCTCGATAGATAATTACGCTCACTTTGCGCCGTCGATGCTCCAGCTGCGGCGATTCTCCAGCGCCAGGCCCTTGTAGACGCCACCGGCT